AGACAGCATAGTCTTGTAGAAAAAGTGCTGTGATGACGGCGGTCATTTGCTTCGTGTACTTTCGACCCTCGACTTCACTTACGGATGAGTATCATGAATGACGATTTGAAGCAGTCAGGCTCTACGACTACATCACAAGCCACCACCTCTCTAGAGCAGGTCAAAACCGGCAGGGTCCTGGATTTTACCTGGGCGCCAAACGCCAACACCACGACCACCATCGTCTCGGCAGACTTTGTCGACTACAAGGTCGATACTGCCCAGGGCAGCCCCACTGGCGACAGCCATTCCATTGCACGATTTACCTATGTCCAGGGCAAAGGCGGTGGCCAGATCAGCCAGCTCTTTCTGGAAGAAATGCGTGCCGGTGTACGTGCCAATACCCAGATCGGGTTGATGGTAGGACGCAAATGGGTTCTGGACCCCAATGGGGAAGTTTCCGGCAGCATTGGTACATACGTGGTTGAGCAATTCGACGACATGCGCGCCAGTGTGAATTATGTCGGCTCCTTCGCCCGGGTCTTCGCTGATCCGAGAATGGTCAGTTACCACGCTGGCGGACATGTGCACACCAATGTTTCTATCACCGGCAGCAGGCCCTTGACCATGTCGGATTCAGGCAAGTCGATGCTGGTCATCAGCGATACAGATGTCACGCTGACAATCGGTGATGATGTGATTGAAGGGTTCAAGGTGAATCTAATCCAGGCAGCCGCCGGCAAGATCAACATTGCCGTATCCAGCAGCCACGTGATCTACAGCAACGCTGGAAGCCGCACGCACACGCTCAATCCACTGGATGAGCTGGAAGTCAGTACCTTCCCATTCGGGCCGGTGTTCCTGGCCTTTCGAGTTAGACCAACTGCCTAAATAGCCCGGTATAACCAAACCCCAGAAACGCAAAAGC